AAATGCTGCTTTGTTGTTTTTAATTATTTGTGTTGATATTGTTTTCATTTTATTCCCCTGATTATCGGCCTGGGAAATCCAGACCGTGTGAAAAATTATACTCGCGTATTTTAATAAACGCAACCTTTTTTTTATATAATTACCATTTATTTTTATTTTTGATATAATTGCATTATGAGTAAAGTATCGAAAAATAATAATTTAGAGAAATTAAACGGACCTGGACGAGGCAGGCCGAAAGGTTCGAAGAATGTCGCAACTAAAGCGATGAAAGATTGCATATTAGGAGCTTTTGAAAAGGGAGGCGGCGAAGATTGGCTGGTACAGCAGATGATAGAAGAACCCGTAGCTTTTATGTCTCTAATGAAAAGCGTATTGCCAAAAGACATTAACGCAGATATAAAAAACCATATTTCTATAACGCAAATAATACGGCGTGTAATTGACCCATCTAACGATTGATACTCCGCGTGTATTTTTGCCGCTCCTAAAGCCAGCACGCTTTAAGGGGGCGTGGGGCGGGCGTGGATCTGGTAAGTCACATTTTTTCGGTGAAATGTTAGTTGAGGAAACTATCGCGGGACATGTTCGAGCAGTATGCGGACGCGAAGTACAAAACTCTATCAAAGACTCATCAAAGCAACTAATCGAAGATAAGATTAACTCGCTCGGTGTATCGTCATTATTCAGAATTACTGAAAAAGAAATAATAGGCCCCAACGACAGCCTATTCGTTTTTAAAGGCTTGCAAAATCACACTACACAGTCAATAAAATCATTGGAGGGATTTAATCGATTATGGATTGAAGAAGCTCAAACAGTCAGTCAAAAATCATTAGACTTAGCTATACCAACATTTAGAACACCAGGATCACAAATATGGTGTAGCTGGAATCCAGAACTTGACACTGATCCGGTTGATGTATTCTTTCGTGAAAATGATAGTGATAAAAATGTAATTTGTGTCCGTGCTAACTACCTTGATAATCCTTTTTTTCCGCAAGAATTGCGCGACGATATGGAGCGCGACAAAAGGCGCGATCCCGATAAGTACGCGCATGTCTGGCTGGGAGAATATAAGCGCAATAGCGAGACAAGAGTTTTTAAGAATTGGCGCGTTGAAGAGTTTGAAAGACCGGTAGGTACAATATACAGACTCGGATTAGATTTTGGTTTTGCTATCGACCCAACGGCGCTAATCAGGTGCAGCATTGATGGTAACGCGCTGTACATAGATCACGAGGCGGTGATGGTCGGCTGCGAGATAGTCAATATGCCGGATCTGTTAAGGCGCGTACCCGACTCGGATAAGTGGTTTATTACCGCTGACAGCGCCAGGCCGGAGACTATAAGTCATCTGCAAAAGCACGGCTATCCGAAAATCACATACGCAAAAAAAGGCGCTGGCTCTGTCGATGACGGTGTGGAGTTTTTAAAATCGTTTGATATTATCGTGCATCCGCGCTGCGTAGAGACAATACGCGAATTAACGCTGTATAGCTACAAGACAGATAGACTGACAGGTGCTATACTGCCTTATCTTGAAGATAAAAACAATCATATTATGGATGCTTTGCGGTATGCTTGCGAAGGAATAAGACAAGCTAGAAAGCCGCTAGTAAATCGGCAACAAATACATCGTGCAGTGGGTAGTTGGATGTGATATTGTGTCAACTCACAAAACAGTGGTGTAGACATTAAATAAATGTAGTATAATTCTTTTCGTGGGCGCGCCCGTCGTGAATTCTAGCTTAATTGCCATATAAAGCGATTGGTTAGCGCCTAACTAATGCGACAAAACACAGGATAAGACTGTAAATTAATCGCATCTACACCGACCAGTGAACCGCAGCCGCGAGTTATTAATGTCAGATAAAGATTTAAAGATTGTAGAAGAAGCACACAAGCGTTTTGCAATCGCAGTCGATAGCGAAAGCGTTGGGCGCTTTGAGCGTTTAGACGATATTAAATTCGTAAGGTTAGGACAGCAATGGCCTGAAGCAGTCAAAAGAGATAGGGAGCGCCCAGGCGCAGAACGCCCTATGCTCACCATCAACAGAATATTCCAATTTCGAAATCAAGTCATTAATGAGATCCGTCAGAATAGACCATCTATTAAATGCCGACCTGTCGATGACAATGCCGATGTTGAAACAGCAGAAGTATTACAAGGCTTAATACGAAACATTCAAGTAATGTCACGCGCTGACATCGCATACGATACAGCAGCAGAGTGGCAAGTCGATACAGGACTAGGATATTTTCGCATCATGAACGATTACTGCGATAAAGATTCGTTCGATCAAGATGTTATAATTAAGCGCATCCCTGATCCGACAAAGGTATATTTCGATCCATCAAGCACAGAGCCGGACGGATCGGATGCGAAGTGGTGTTTCATTATTGAAGAATTTACTAAAGACGAGTTCAAAGACGCCTATCCTGGAGTAGAGGAAGCCAGCTGGTCAGGCGCAGGAACCGGCGACAGCGCTGCATGGATAAGTCAAGAGTCTGTGCGTGTTGCAGAGTATTTTGTCATCGATCAAAAGCCGCGTACATTGTGTAGACTGGTTGACGGCTCAACGATATGGAAAGATGATGTTCCAAAAGAACATATTGATAAGATAGCAGATGAGCGTCAATCATATGACCCTATCTGCAAATGGTACAAAATAGCTGGCGACAAGATCATCGACTCAACAGAACTCCCTACATCATATGTCCCTGTCATACCCGTATATGGCTCAGAAGTGTGGGTAGAAGGTGTCAGGCACTTGCACGGGCTAACACGCTATGCAAAAGACGCCGCTCGTTTATACAACTACATGCAGTCAGCTAATACCGAGTTGCTCGCATTGGCACCTAGAGCGCCGTACATTGTCGCAGTCGGACAAATAGATGGGTATGAGACAGAATGGCAAAATGCAAACCAAGTCAACCTATCCGTACTCACATATAATCCAACCTCCACAGACGGAACACCAGCGCTACCACCACGGCGAGAAATGCCACCTGGCGTAAATACAGGTCTTGAAGCTGCAATGAATCGCAGCATCGATGACATGAAAGCCTGTATGGGCATATTTGATGCCAGCCTTGGCAATCGTGAAAGCGATCAATCTGGCAAGGCAATTCTATCACAACAGCGCCAAGCGTCTATCGGCAATTTTCATTTTAGCGATAACTTGTCTCGCTCAATTAAACACGCAGGAAAGATCATTGTAGAAATGATTCCAAAGGTTTACGACACGGCCAGAGTTGCTCGCATTATCGGCGAGGATGGAGAGCCTTCAAGCGTACAAATCAATCCAGATCAGCCACAGGCGCAAACTAAGCAGCAAGATGAAAATGGCGAGATAAAATCAATATATAATCTTGGTGTTGGAAAATATGATGTAGTTGTAGACACTGGACCGAGCTATGCAACCAAGCGCCAAGAGGCAGCAGAATCGATGCTTGCATTCGTGCAAACTGACCCAGCTATCCTGCAAATTGCTGGCGATCTTATCGTGAAGAACATGGATTGGCCGGGCGCTGATGAAATAGCTAAACGCATGAAGATTATGCTACCTCCACAGATTGCAGCTGCAGACAAATCAGAGGAACAAGGCCAACAAGTTGATCCGCAGGTCGAACAGCAAATGCACCAGATGGCCGACCAAATGCAGCACATGAGCCAAGCATTGCAAGAAGCGCAGAGTGGAGAAAAGGATAAGGAAAATAAGCTAGAAATAGAAATATTTAAAGCTAAAACCGAGCGTATGAAGGTTGAGGCTGAAATTTCATTAAAGCAAGCTGGACTAATTCATGAAATGGCTGTCGCAGACCTTGCGCATACAATGCAGACAAGCCAGTTAAACGAAGAATCACAAGAAGCAGAACAAACAGAAGAACCCGCTCAATCGAGTGCAACACAACCAACCACGTCAGAGGACGCGCAATAATGGCAGTAATAACAACAGATATTGACTCAATAATCAACTTTGCACAAAAAGGCATAGACGCATCAATAAAACAGAGGCTTATTGACGCAATGATTCCGAGAGCGAAAGACATAATCACTGATATGGCCGAATTAATGGCGTGTGATTTAACCGCTCATATTCACCACATGCGCTGTAGTGATACACAGCAAATAAAGGTTGCTTTAGTGGTAAACAATAAATCAGATGACGCAAAGATTAAAGATGCACTACATTATGCAGTAAAAGAGGCTGATCATTGGCACTCTGAACACACGGGCGAATCTATCAATACTCAAAAATGGGACGCTATTAGGGAGTTATTGAAATGAGCGAAGAACAAAGCCTTGATGCTGAACTAGACATTGATTTAAACGAACTTGCCGACGATATTGTAAAAGACGATGTTGCGATTGAAGATCAACCGACTGAAATTGAAGAACCAGAAATCCCAAAAGGCGCACAAAAGCGCATAGACGAATTGACCCGTCAAAAACATGATGCAAGGCGTAGAGCTGACAAACTTGAAAACGAATTAGATGACTTGAGATCTAAATCATATCAGCAACAAAGTACACCAACACCACCAACCGGCGCACCTAACCCAAATGATTTTCCAGCCGGTCGATATGACCCTGATTATTTGGAAGCACGGCAGGATTGGCAGATTGAACAGCGCTTTCAGCGCGAACAGGCCGCGAGACAAAGCGAGGCTAAGGATTCATCTTTAAGCAAAGCAGAGGACGCAATAAAGGTATCAAAATCAGACTATGATAGCGTTAAGTCTGATTTTTTTACACACGATTTGGCAAAAGTTCCAGCTTTTATGGAGCTGGTCAAAGATTCAGATAATCCCGCCGAGATTGTTTATTTCTTGGGCAAAAACCCAGACGAGATTGATAAAATTGGCGCTATGACACCCGCACAGGCCACCCGGTATATTGGCAGACTTGAAGCGCGCATTGAAAATGAAACACCTACGCAGGCCACAAAAAAAGCCAGCGCTGCACCAAAACCGATTACACCCGTTGGGAGCGCAAAAGGCTCTAACGCTAATAAACAACCAGAAGATATGAGCATGGACGAATTTGTTGCATGGAGCAAGAATAACACCAAGCGTTAAAAATTTAGATGCGTCGTGATGATGCCATTATCCCAAACAGAAGGAAACTTTTATTATGTCAAATACAACTCTTACATCCAGCATTATCAGCAAAAAGGCGCTGATGGTGCTGGAAAATACGCTAACCCTTGCAAAAGGTGTTAATCGCGATTATTCGTCAAAATTTGCAGTAGAAAACGCCAAAATCGGTGCTACATACAACCTGCGTAAACCACCCCGTTACATAGGTCGTGAGGGCGAAGCACTAGCAGTTGAGGGCTCAACCGAATCATTTGTACCTGTAACCGTTAATCGCTTGTCAGGTGTTGATATTTCATTTTCAACCACAGATTTGGCACTTAACATTGAAGAATTCAGCGACCGT